GACTAGGCTGACCGTTACCATCTCTAACCAACTTACTAATAGTACGTAAATCTTCTTTAACATTTACAATGTCTCTATTAATATAATCTATAACATCGTTAGCCATAGATATACTTAGAATATAAAATACGGAGATTTGAAATTAAATGTATGTTTAATTTTTATACGCGTATCCCGTGTGAGATGGTGTTTACTATAATCTATAGAATAAAGTTTACCTTCTTCAAGTGGTACACTATTTTCGAATTCGGTGGACGAAAAATCCCCTGTTACTAAGTTCGCGAACATAGTACAAGAATTGCGTGCAAGATAAAGATTGTTTGTACGTATATTATAAGCCCAAAATGCAAAAGTACCTTCCAGTTTCTCGGGTCCGTTTTCAATACCAAATAAATCGAGCATTCGAGGTATAATGCAACTATCAGTTTTATCTGTAAAATCTATATCGGGGTAATGTTCTTTAGAAAGCTTTTCAAAATTACTAATAATACCATTATGAGCTACCACCCAATCATCATAAAAAAATGGATGATTGTTCTCTTCATTAAAGCCTTTAGTTTCTACTGTAGGGCCTCTAGAGTGATAAAGATAGTATAACCCCTCTGTATGTATACCAGGTACGCATGCTGGGCCTACTGCTTGTTCAAATTGACCTAAAACTTTTTTACATGACCACATATTGAGATCGTCAAGTACAAAAGAACCGGAACTATAAAAACCTCGGTTTAAATTACTTTGATACAGTTTAAAGGCTGTATCCTTGTTAATTGATCCTGCTATACCGCACATAATTTAGTATGTCTTACAATCGAATTTACTCCACGGTATTTCTTTTGCATATTTAATTGGGTCTATAGTTTTATTGTCTATAAACGCCTTAATACGCGCTGCGCAAGACACACACTCTCCACATGCTACCTCTTTACCTTCATAACAAGTATGAGTCTGTAAAAAATTAATATTCAAATCAATACCTTCCTTTACAACTTGATCCTTAGACCATGTCATAAAAGGTGCATTTACCTTAATTGTATTTTTACGGTTAAGATTATATACATCATTAACTTTGTTCAAAAATGATGAAGTGCAGTCCCAGTATCCGGAAAAGTCATCAGTTTGTACTGCTCCGTAAAATAAGTCATTTGCTCCAATACTTTCAGCCCATCCAGCTGCAGTTGTTAAAAGTAGTAGATTTCTAAACGGTACATAACTAAGCGGTTGAGCATTTCCTATATCTTCTCTTGCTTTAGGAATTTTAAGATCGGTATTAGTAAGAGCAGACATCTTAGAAATATCTCTAAAAAAATCCATATTTATAATTTTATGCTCGGTAACACCTGCATCTAGAGCTTGGGCTTTTGCACAATCAATTTCTCGAATAATCCGTTGACCGTAGTTGAATGTAATTGCGTATAGTTCATCATAACGCATACGTGTTGCAACATGGTGTAAGAGAATAGAACTATCCATGCCACCAGAAAGAATAACGAGTGCTTTAGCCATATGTTTATAATAAAATATAACCTTAGAAATTCAAATGTTTTTGATAAATAATAGTATTATGTCAAAGTTTGCAAATACATTTCTTAAATCCTTAAACGAAGAAACCGAAAAACTTCATGGCGGTCAAAAAAACATCGATGTAGCAGAACCTAAGGGTAAAATTACAGGTGCAGATTTTGCAGCTCTTCGTAAAAAGAAGGGTTTAAAGAAAGAAGAAACAGAGGGTAATGCATTCAGTAAGGCTGTACAAGACGCAAAGGCTGCTGGCAAAAAACCAGGAGATAAAATTAAAGTCGGTGGTAAGGATGTAACTCTCCGCGAAAAACATAAAATGTCAGATAAAAAGAAAAAAGCTATGAAGGAAAACTATGAAATGGAAGCCGCGCCGGCTCCTTCTGGCGGAGAAATGTCTGATGAAGAAGCTTATAAGCGTTCATTAGACAAAGGTACTAATCCTAAAGATTTTGATGTAGCAGATAATCCTCAGCTTAAAGTCGATTCTTCAGGTGTAGATGCTGCCCGTAATTGGATTTCTAAATTAGAAGAAATGGCTGACTTCGTTAATGGTACCGGCCCTGAAAGTCTTAACTCTCAAATTAATCAATTAGAAATTAAAAATTCGATACCGTTCCGTGGAGTTGTTCGCCGGGAAGAAAAGCGTATTACTAAATTAGCAGAAAACCTCCGCGGTTTAGCAGAGGTCTTCAAGTCAGTCGTAATTACTTCTGAAAAGAAAGTTAAAGACGCTTCTACCCCTCGTTAACGCTTAACTCATTAATAGCTTTAAAGGTCTCGGGAAATAATTCTTCGAGACCTTTTTTTATGTCTAAAGCTATTTCTCTATGCTCCTTTTGAGTGCCTTCCGCACAACGAAGATCAAGATAGTGAATCCAGCTACGTAAAGTACCTGACATATAGATTCTTGTTTGGGTATTAAGGGGGAGTATCATTCTAGCAGATTCTTTAGCAATACCTTCATTTATAAGCTGATCGTATAAAGCTTTAGCGTTACGCTGTGCTTCATCAACTGCGTACTGCAGATGTTGTGGAAGCTGTACTGGTTCATCTCCGACTTGTCTATTGGTCTTGCCTTGTTTACGCCATTCTACAGGTTCAAAATTAGTTGCCTGTGCATAACGCTGACTAAACTCTTGAAAAGTAAATGAGCGGTGTCTTAAAATCTGAGCCGCTATAGCTCTAGATGTCCAGATCTCAAAAGTGCAGCTTATGTGCTCAAAAGGACTCCAGTGCTTGTGTTTAATAAGATAACGAATAAGCTTGTGACCGGTCTCGGTATTCATCTGGTTAGCCGGGTTGCTTACTCGGGCTATATACACAACAAATTGCTCTGGGGTCATATTGAAATGGCCATTACCAGGGTGAGGGTTTCTGAAACCTTCAGGAACCATAGGGACAAACGGCTGAGTAATTGCGATTAATTTTGTTTGCATTTGATTTGAGAAAATTTAATTAAACCTTTCATACCTGTATATGTATGCTTAACTATTATATTCCAATCTAGTTCATCTTGTTTTGTGTGCACACATAAATCATTAATATCTTTAAATCTTTCAAGGCCTGTGGGCCATAGAAAGACTCTTTCACCTCTATCTAAAAGAGCCCTGGTAACATCATAAGAAGTACTATCTACCCATTGATTGTCGAGTACGTAAACAAGGGTATGCATAGGAAACAGCGTTTGTAAACGATCTACCTGACTTTCAGTAGGGTTAATACCTGCCAAGGCTACACTATTACGTAAAAACATAGCGTCAATAGGGCCTTCCTGTAAAAATATATATTCAATATCAGGTACAATCTTATCTATATTAAATATACCTTTATCTGAATTAGCTTTAGATAAATATTTGGCCCTATCTTCATCTACCTTATATAGCGCACGAGACTGATAGAATTCTACTTTAGCCCCTCCATTGGGGCTATAAAATGGAAATACAACTCTATTCTTATGCGTATAGTCAGTTAAACTCAACCACAAAGCTTTAGGGCGATTGACTGCGGTGTTAAGTCTTCTTTTATTAATAAACTCTAAAGCATCTTTAACAGTAGCATTTGCACTGTAAAATGAAGTCTGATTATTGTCAAACAGGTTTATACAATCATCTGGTAAACTTTTAGGATTGTATTTCTTATAAACGGAAGAACGTTTAATAATATCTTCTATAGTGTCTGTACGTAATTCAGACTCTGCAAGTATGTCCTTTAACGACATACCTGTTTGCTCTTTTACAAAATTAAAACCATCAGTACTAACGCTACAATTATGACAATAAAGATGGTCTTCTTCAGGTATATAAAAAAACCGTCTCTTCTTACCTGCACTTTTACCTTCGTGGCAATACGGACACTCCCCGTTATACGTGCCAGTAGTTTTTTTAAATACCGGGCGTTTGCAGTATTGGAAAAACGTATTGATAACTAAATTTTGAGATATTTGCACAGGTAAGTAACTATAGTATATGGCCTACCCTAAAAATAACAAGTACTTTCAAGGATTATATACCCCGATAAATAGAGATAAATACAAAGGTAGTACAAATCCATCATACAGATCTTCATTAGAAAAAAACTTTTTCTTGTACTTTGATAAAAATCCAAACGTGGTTGCTTGGGCTAGCGAATCAATAGTAATACCTTATTACAATGATGTAGATAAAAAAGTACACAAATATTACATAGACCTTATAGCTGCAATTAAAGATCCAAGCGGGGAAGTACAAAAGTATCTAATTGAATTAAAACCATACGCTCAAACTCAGCCCCCTAAGCAATCTAACAAGAAAAAGAGCAGTACAGTGCTATATGAAAATTTAATGTACCATCAAAACCAGTGTAAATGGAAAGCCGCGCATGAATACGCGGCTAAAAAAGGTATGAAATTTATTATATTAACCGAAAAATTCCTTACAACTCATTAGGATCAAACGGCTCATCTCTCATGTTAATACCGCGACGGCTAAACGGGGTATCTTCTTCTGGCTCTCCTTCTACATCTCGGGAAACACCACGACGGCCTGGACGGGCCTTAAATCCACGAGCTCTGTATAGAGCTTGACGCATACGGTCGTACTTAGCAGACAATTCATCTTTCTTAATATCAGACAAAGAAGGCCCTTCTATATCAGGCTCTTCCATAGAAGATTCTTGATCGACAATTGCTTTAACAACTGCCGGGTCAAGATTAAGAGGTGTCTCTTCAGTACTATCAATTGCAATTGCATCGATGATTTCGTCAACTGACGCATTAGGGTTATGGGCAATATAATCTGCTACTGCAAGACGGGTACGCTCAGTAGCAGGATCTTTACTTAGAGTACTAATCTCTGGCTCTTCAGAAGGTTCAGAGATAGGCACAGACGAGCCTAAACCAGCCTTCTTATCTCGCTGCATTTTATAAAACTTATAAACCGGCACTCCAGGATTCTCTGCTTTCCATTTCTGAAATTCTGGATTAGGCTTACGAGCTTCTGGCATGAAGTTCTCGTTGATCTGATTTGCTAGTTTATCGAATGTCATAATAAGTATGTTATTACTTATTACTTTTTGTGCAAGTTTTTATTGGATAATCCTAGCTGTTCCGAAAGAAATGCCTGATCGTTAATGTCTTTAGTGATAAGGCTTTCGCTTTCTCCGTAAAATTCGCATTTTTCATTGATATACATTTTTAGCATAGCAATTCTTTCTAAGGGATTTCCGTAAATAGGAATAATCGGTGGACAATCTTCATTATCAAAAAACCTAGAACCACCTTTTTGCCATGCTTTATATAGTGTTTCAAATAATACCCCTATTTCTCCTCTATAAGCCGGATCAATATCTCTTTGCTCTTTTACAGTTAAAGCTACATCATTTTCCTTAACTAAGGGCAAATAAAACAACACAGAATAGAACTTAAGCGCGTGTCTGACTGTAACTACGCACTTATCAATAAAAGCTTCATCAATATCTGAAGTCTCTTTACCATATAACCAGAGAGAATAGACAAGATTATCGAGCGGGGTTCGGTCATAAATCATTTTTTTAGAACCTGTATACCCCATGGCCTCATCAACAAGAAAATTAAGGATAGCTTCTTGAGATTCTTTAGTACCGTTTTTGTTAATTGGTAAATTTTTTTCTTTAATTAAATCTCTATAAGTCTTGTCAGGCCGTTGAAGTTGAGGCCATTGAAGAATCATATCTTCAATAAGTGTACTTTTACCTACGCACTGGGTACCAATAATTCCGATCTTTGTTAGCTTAGTCATTCTTTACAGACTTAGTCTCTTCAGTATCATTATCTACATAGTCTAGGTGCGCATTATCAGGCGGAAAATAGCCAATACCTTTAACAAAGAATTCAAATTGCTCAAGTAGTTCGGGCAAAGAAATATCCCCGGGTATCTCTACAGTCATTTTACGCGGAGTACCACAGTGTCCGGCAAAGTCTTTAGTATATTCGTTTTCGTAAATTAATGTAATTTTTGAAATCATACAACTTCCTCAGCTACGCCTAAGAGTTCAGCAATAATAAGAAGTACACCACAGGCTGCCAACCAGCCAAAGCATAAAATAAGACCAGCAACAATGCGCACCGCGCTTTTGATCATACTGATCTTGAAATGATTCATAGGGTCAGGAGCTTTGTTATTATTCATATTATACTTTTAGGGCTTTATCCCAGATTTGCAAGTGCATACGGTTACTAAACTTAAAACAATATTTCTTGCATATTTCAGCTACAGCTGGACCGACTTTAAGAAGCTCTTCTCGAGACCCACACATAGGCATGATCCAAACTAGTTCGTTAGGTACCGCTACATCAGGGTTATTAACATACTTTTCTAGTACTTCTGCAAGATCAGATTCTTGCTTAGCAACAAACTTAAAACAAGCTTGTTTATCAACAAGGTAACGAAGCACGTCTGGTTTAAAGCGCTTTTCTTCGGGATCCCCGTTACTGGAGAGCTTAGGAGATGTAGTGTATGTTACCACGCAACCTAGTTGATGCCATTCTTCGTCCGGCATAATAGTACCATTAGTTTCAAAATCGATCCTAAGTACTGGCTCTTGAGGCTCTGCGGCCATAAAGTCGAATTCATTTTCTAAATTAAAAAACCCCCAGCGATCAATAATAAATCTAACGAATTCGATAAGGTTCTTTTGCTGAATGAAAGGCTCTCCGCCAGTCAGCTTAAGAATAGCGCCTTGTTTAAGCTTTTCGTGATAATCATTCTTCTCAAAAAGAAGAGCAATCTCTTCAAATGTCATTCTATTCTTTTTAGACCAGCTTACATAACTATCACAGCCAAACGGTGCATCTTCACTTTTAAAACCAATACAAGTAAGATTGCACATAGACAATCTCATAAACACTGAAGGGTAACCAATATAACGGCCTTCTCCTTCAAGCGTATAAAAGACAAAATCGTCAGATAGAAATAGAGTTTTATCAGCGCTCATATTTTAAGTGTAAATTACTTTTGATAAATTGCACTGTTTTGTTCGTGTTCCCATACTTCTACTTTAGAACAGCGACAACGAAAATTAGTATTTTCTTTTACGTATTTATCAGCAACTTCGCAGCATAGTTCTGCAAAACGCTCGATACCGACTCCATTTTCAAGAACAACAAGTTCGATCATTTTTTTACTTTCAAGTAAGCGAAAAGTTTCAATATCTGGGTCTCTAGCCCAAACTACTGTCTTATGATCAAAAGTATTTTCTAAAATCTTTTTTAGTTCTTTTAGACCTCCAAAATCAACAACCCAATTATTTTTGTCTAGTTCATCGCAAGTAAACCAAAATTTTGCTTGTAGCCGATAGCCGTGAATAAATTTACAATGGCTTTCTGCATAAGGTTGCCGAAAAGCACATGATCCGAGAGGAATTACTTTAGTAGAATAGAATTTACCCATACTAAAATAGTATGAGAAAAATTATTAATTTCAAGCTTTAATTTAGATCCTCTATATGTTTTTCTATCCATATCTCTAAATTTCGCTCTTCAATATCTCCCGGACTACATAAAAACGCATTACTATCTTCTGGATTGAAAAAAATACTTTTTTGTAAAGCTTTTTTTTCTACTATTTCATCAAAGCTTATATAAATACGCGCTCTTTTATCTTTTATAACCGTGTTACCTGCAAGTATAACATGTATTGAAGGGATTTCTTTAAATTCTTTAATTAAAGAATTATTGGCAAGAAAATTTATAAAATCATCTTTTTTGGAAGGTTCTTTAAAGTAAAAAAACAAAGGTATATCTTCGCTACTATATATTTTGTTGCGGTATTTAACCTTCACTAATAATTATTTATAAATATATAATATGAGACCGGGTCTTAAGAGCAAAATAACTCTAAATAATGAAGTAGGCCCTATTACTGTAAATATTCCTCCACCTATGCACTCTCAAGTGCAAATAGTAGAGCCACATTCAACGGCTCCAGGAAGCTCTTTTAAAAAATTTTATCACAGTAATGTAAAGTCATTTGCGGCTCCGCAAAGTAATACATTTTTAAATAAAGCTTCTGAATATATAAAACGTAATGAGGGTGTAAGAAATAGACTATACAAAGATAGTAAAGGATACTGGACAGTGGGTATAGGCCATTTAGTTACTCCGCAAGAATATAATACCTTTAAAAATAAAACTTTAAGCGATCAAGAAGTTATGGATTTGTTTAATAAAGATTTAAACAAAAAAATACAATTAGCTAAAAGCCATTTTGGAGCAAAATTTGATTCTTTTTCAGACGATTTAAAAATAGCAATTATTGACGGGTATTTTAGAGGAGATTTATCTGGTTCTCCGCGTACAAGAGACCTGTTACGCAGAGGTAATTATCAAGCAGCTGCTAAAGAATATTTAAATAATAAAGAATACAAAGCAGCCTTAGCTTCAGGGTCGGGCGTTGCAAAACGCATGCAACGTAATGCTGAAATAATGTCTAGAGAAAATTAATCTATCTTCGAAGGGTTAAGTCTATTAATAATATTAGCTAGTTTCTTTTCTACCTCAGCTGCATTCTCAATGGTTACT